TACATATACAAGATGATCACAATTATGTTGTAGAAGGAGCTGTAGTATCTAATTGTCATAGTGTAAAAAACATGAATGTTCTCCACGGACTTCTTACAACAACATTTGCAAATATTCCTATACGATGGGGATTAACAGGAACAATACCAGAAGAAGAATATAACCAAGTAAGTTTGTTTAGCGCAATTGGACCGCTAATTGGCCAGCTTACTGCTCATGAATTACAAAAGCAAGGGCATTTAGCACAATGCCATGTTAACATTCTTCATACACAAGATGCTGTAGTTTACAACAACTATCAAGAAGAATTAAAATATCTCGTTACTAATAAGGACCGATTGCGTTGGCTATCAACAAAAATATTAGAAATATCCAAAACAGGCAATACGTTGGTTCTTATAGATAGGATAGAAACTGGTGAGATACTACAAGAACTGTTGCCAGATGCTACATTTATAAGTGGCCAAATGAAAAGCACTAAACGGAAAGAACATTACAAAGAAATCAATTTAGCTGACAATGCAATTATGATTGCTACGTATGGAACAACATCAACCGGAATTTCTATAAATCGCATATTCAACTTAATATTATTAGAACCTGGTAAAAGTTTTGTTAGAGTAATACAAAGTATTGGTCGAGGACTAAGAAAAGCTGACGACAAAGAAGCAGTTAATGTATTTGATGTGGCAAGTAAATGTAAATTTTCAAACAGGCATTTGCTAAAACGTAAGAAATTTTATGCAGATGTCCAGTATAACTATTCGATTGAAAAAACAACATATTAATAAACATCTTAAACAATCTCATAACAGTGAGATACAATACCACATTTTCACTAAGCTCTCACAATTTGGTCTTTTTTATCAAATATTCACTCATATCTAGTATTATTAAGATAACCCATTAACATTTTTTAATAAGCTACTAAATTATTTGTAAATACCTGCCTAGTATCAAGCAGGAGAACGACCATTCGCATATTAACACACGAAAATCAGTCATATGCTATTAATCAAATACCCGATCGTGTAGAAGATCTGCGCTATTGTGTCCTAGATTACTCAAATCAATCTGATGTCGACTATTATTTTTTACCATTAATCTTTTTAGAAAGCTTTAACAGCCCATGTATTGACATACGTATAGGCAATTTTAATATACAAATGCCATTAGATTGGAGTGTTATTATCGGAGATATGCATTTAGGTGATTTAGAGGTTATGCCGTTAGTATATCTTATGGATAAAGACTTTGATGTATTTTGTTTTAATCCTATTAAGGGATATATGCCAAGTTTTTTAAGACTTGAAATTATCAACACATGGCCCGACGTTAAGTGGTATTTTCCAAAGTTAAAAAATGGACATCTGCTGGCCGTACCTCTTACTGAAGGTGAAAATCCATTATGTGCTTTCTTTGTCAAAGAAATTGGAAAAATTCCCGACAATTTAGATATACGTAAAATCTTTTAATCAGCAGAAACCCCAGAAATTTCGCTCTGGCTAATTTCTGGGGTTTTGCCGAGTCTGTCTGCTTTTGCAGAGCAGCAATTAAGCTGTTTGAAGTACAGCTTGTCCGTCTACCGGAGTTGTTCCGGTTGGTACCCATTCATACGTGTTATAGTCAAATGTTGTAACTGAAAGATTTCTAATGATCATAGCATATTCCATGCTGGCAATAGGTGTAACTGTCACAGTTGGGCGTGTTGGACCAAAAGATCCTGGCGAACAAATATTGAGAGACGTAACAGCTCCGCATGTAATAGCAGCTGATGCAAGTGCATTTCCATTGCCGCTAATGGTTACAGCAGCGGCTTGATAATTACTGCCAGCAGCAGTTAAGTGAAGCGACGAAAGGCTGTAAGTAGCTGTTGCTTGCGCTCCGGTGCCATTACCAGATTCGGCTGTAAATGAAACTGGATTAGCAGGCATTGCTGTGTAATCACCTGCGTAATATACACCTAAGCTGCTTACATCCCAACGAACATCAAATGTAGCACCAGTTGCCCACGCATTTGCCTGCTTTGATGCAGAATATGGTGTGCATGGCTGTATAAGAACATTAGCAGAGGTACCTGGTGTAGTATATGTGATACCATTTACGATACCATTACCTTTAGTCGATGCTACTGTAACCACTGTTGGTGTATACCAGCCTGTATATCCCCAAGTAAATGTATCGCCAACTGTATATCCAACAGCGCCGGCTCCTGATGTAACTGAAATATTACCAAGTGTTACTGTGTCAACTCGAGCATTTGCAAAGTGATTTAAAGAATGTGTGCCGCCAGACATATCGAGAATTTGACCTGGAACATAGCCTGCAGTAGTAGGCCCAGTTCCTCCAACGGATACGGTATAGTTGCTTACACCAAGGTTAGCAACTGCTGTAGCACCGCTACCGGTTGATCCAAATGGTGTTACTGTAATATTTGCCTGACCTGGTAATAGCGAAACTCCGCCATTAGTTAGTTCAACTCTATTGCAATATAATCCACACACTGATACCATATTATAAGTACTTGTAGCCTTCTGTGCGCATATCCAGGCAGACGCAGTTCCACCTTTACCAACGAAATATGCAGTAGCTTCAATTTGTTGTCCTGAATTGGAAACATTTCCAATGTAGTTTTTATTAATCGGGCGTCCCATGTTGTTTCTCCTAAATGTTGTGCCGTTCTAGGGCTACGCGGTTGGGTGACCGCATAATGCTAGATGATTGTATTTATGATATACTATAGAAAATAGAGTTGAATAAGGAGTTGCAATACCAAGTTTAATTAGTAACAATTAGGTATAATAAGGAGAATATTTGGTGGCAATAGGCAAGAAGCATAAATTAGATTTAGGTGAGATATTGCACGCATTAGATAATCGAAATCTCAATTATTATAGTAATCTAACAGATGATGAAAGAAAAGGTTATTCACCGTTAGTACTAATGAGATTTATGAGCTCACTTAATGCACAGAATCCAAATGCCAGTTATGCAGTTATGGTAACAAATGACCTAGTTAATTTAGGATTTTTTAGTTTAAGTAAACATCCAGAATTGCAACATAAGTTACTATGCTTAACAGGTCTAGGAGGAAAGCAATATAGACCGTGGATCGCCGCCAAAACTAGTAAAAAAGCAGGCAAAATTGACCAATGGTTATTAGAACGTTTTCCGCACTTGAATGATGATGAAATACAAATAGTAAAATCTTCTTATGACACTAAAAGTTGGACTGCCTTTGTCAAAAGTAGCGGTGCAAGTGATGTAGAAGTTAAAGAAATGATTGAGGCGTGGAAAAAACAAGTTGCATGACAGGGTTTGAATGCGAATTTTGTAAGAGAAGCTTTGTTAAAGAAGCTAGCCTTATTAACCATAGCTGTGAAAAAAAACGACGTTGGTTTCAACGAGACGATCCGCATGCTCGATTTGGATTTATAGCCTGGAATAGATTTTACGAATTGAATACATTTAATAAATCTAAAAATTTTAAAAACAGCTATAGAAATTTCATCGATAGCCAATATTATCTAGCATTTGTAAAATTTGGTCGTCATATACGTGATCTTAATGCAGTAGAGCCTGCTAAGTTTATAGATTATGTGATTAAAAACAATCTACCTATTGATAAATGGACACACGACTTTGTATACGAACAATATGTTAGAGAGCTCACGCGGCAGGAAACAGCTGAAGATGCGCTGGAGCGTAATATAATGTTGATGAACGAATGGAGCATGCAAACATCAGAACTTTGGTCAGATTTTTTTAGAAAGGTTAATACTAATCAAGCTATAGCATGGATACGCAGCGGCAGGATATCGCCGTGGTTACTGTACAATGTTGACAGTGCTGTTGATTTTTTTGAAAGATGTACGCCAGAACAAATAAGTATGATTAAGGAATATGCGCCGCCAGGTCCGTGGAAAATACGTTTTAACAAAAATAAAGAAAGTTGTGATTTTATACGCAACACACTTAGACAAAATGGGATGTAAAAAATGAGTGATACTTATAACGATA